ACCTTTGTACCCGAGAATCCGTTTTGAACTTCGTTTATTAAATAGTCGCTTACTTCTTCTTCTAAAACTGCGTAAGGTATAGCGCCTTGGTAGTCGGGGTAAGCGTAGTATTTCATTCCAACCCCGTAAGGCTTAACGAACATTATTTCTACTTTGTCTTTAGAGTGTCCAAACGCGGGAATTCGCGTAGGTGGAAACTTGCGTACGTCTTCCCAATTATCCGAATAAAAATAACCCGTTATTTCGCCTTTATCGTTGCATTTTTCCGCACGTAAAAGATTCACGGGCATATGGTAAACTTTTAAGATTTTATCGTGCTTATCGTTGTAATGAATTTGAATAGCAAACTGCCCGAATAGTTTTCTATCGAATACCATTTTACGCAAACAATCCGCACTAAACAAGGTCATCATTTGAGCGTATTCGTTAGGCTTACGCGAAGCGTCTAAGGCGCTAAGACCTTTGCCGTAAATTAAACGGCTTACGTTATTTATTATCGCGCTGTTTGTAGTGGATTTCGTGTACCTATCTATTAAGTACCCGAAGTAGTTATTATCTTCCCCGAATTCTACCCACGCGTCGCGTTTAGATTCTTGGATAGTTGGTTGTTGATATTCCGCGAGTTGAAGTATATGGACGTTATTACTCATACATTATAAAGTCGTTAGTTGTTTGGTTGCTAATGTAACCGCCGTTATTTACTGAAAACGTGTCTATCGGTTGGTTAGTGCAAAAGATACGCTCCTTTAGAACTAAATCTCCGTTCGCGTCTTTTAATACCATCCAATAAAATCGGTTTTCTTCGGTTGGTAAGATAGCCGTAAATTGGTAGACGTAATCTCCTGCCGTAAACGTACCCGCAACCGATACAGGAACGTTCGTGTTTTCGTTAATTAATTCGCACGTTGTTGGTGTACCATAACGCGGAATAAAATTAAACGTTTGGCTTGTTAATTGTTCTTTAACTACTATCATATATTAATAACTAGTAATCCGTTTTTTTGTGCAATAAAAAAGGGGTGTTTCCACCCCCTTAACGCATATGAAACAAAGTTCTTAAGAATTAACTACCGTAGGGGAGTTAAGCAAAGTAACTAATTGTGCTTCGGTTTGAGCATCCAAGAAGTTAGCAGGAACGGCTTCTTGTCCTGTAAAAGTCAAAGAATATCCGTTCATATCTCCTAATGCAGTTCCGTTAGAAATAGTACCCGCTGTTACGTCCATTCCTCGTAAAAGACCGCCAATAAAGTATTGTCCCGCGTTCGTTTCAACGATAATGTTTGGACGTCCGTAAGATAATAATTTAACTTGTTTGTGAGTAATCGCGTCTTGTTTCTTAAGTTGAACGCTTAATACTTGTTCGAAGAACGTTGTACCATTTTCACGTGAACTTGTAATAGTTGTTTCGAAGGAGTTTGTACCCTTTAATTCGAATTTGTAAATTGAACTTAAAGCAGGTAAAGAAATACCCGTGATTAGGTCTTCTAATCCTACCGTAGCAGAATAAGTAATATCGGTTTCGTCGTAAAGTCCGTAATTCAATACGTAGATGTTTTTTAATCCACCTACTACGTCTTTACAAGGTTCTAATCTACCGTGTGATATATCGCAACTCATTTTATTTTAGTTTTTTAATGTTAAAAAAAAGGGTGGTAGTTTTATCCACCACCCCGTTATATTTTGGTTAGGTTGATTATCCGTAAATTACGATGTCTTCAATAACTCCGTATTGCGCACCCGCAGCGTATCGCATAATTACACGTACGTTGTCATCTCCTAAAGTAGCAGAAGTATCAATTACTCTAACTTCTTGCGTGTCGCTTAAAAGCGAGCATCCAAAGTAAAGGTTAGAAGTAGTTGTAGCCATCATTGAAGAAGAAGGCAATCCGTTAGCCATAAAGATAGGAACTCCGTTAAAAGTTACCGCTCCGTTGTTATACCACATTGTACCTTGAGCGTTAACCCCTGAGTTAGACGTAGCCAATACTGAGAAACCACCTAATGCAGCAACATACGCTTTAAGAACGTTTTGTGCAACATATATTTTTAGGTCGGGCTTACCGAACAAAGAAGCAGGGATAGCATCGTAAACCGATTGCAAAGCAGGAATAACGTTACCCGCGTTAATTACACCACCTGCGATATTTTGTGCAGGAGGTAACAATAAATCCGCTTGAGCGGTTGTAAATAACCCGTCAAATTGTCCACTTGTAGATGAAGAACCTTGCCAAATAGAAATTTCGTTTGCGGCTGCAACTTTTTCAGCAGCGTATGCGATAAGGTAATCAGCAAAAGATTTTGGTAAAGTATCGAAAGAAGAGTAACCCATTTCGATGGATTGCCAAGTTGAATGAAACTCTTTTTTACAAAGTGTCATATTTACTTGAAGGTCTTTAACTTCTAAGATACGCTCGGTTAAGTTAACTTGTCCCGCAGGGTTAAAGTCGCACGTTGCATCTTGTAAAAAGTTAGTTGTTTCTAAACGTTGGATAACGCTTTTGAATTTGATGTTAGGCATAACGGTTACCCCGCCACCTTCGATAGTTGGTGCGCTCAAAAGAGCCGCAGAAACGTACTTACCTGCCCATTGGCCTGCGTAAGTAGTTGTAATGTTTGGATTTGGCATTTTTTCTTTTTTTTAATTATTTATTAATTTTTTCTAGTACGGAATCCATTATTCCGCGTGGTGCTTTTTTCCCGATTTTAGTAAACTCGGTTTTAGCTTCGTTTTCGGGGTTAAAAGAAATTGGGGTAGGTGTTTCGCTAAGTTCGGTTGCTTCGTTTGCAATCACTTCAACTTTGGAAAGTTTAGCCAATTCTGCTTTTAACGCTTCGTTTTCTTCTTTAAGTTTTTCCATTTCGCTAAAGAACGTTTCTTTAACAATGGATTCAATAGTTTTTTTAGGAGTAGATACGGGAGCTGACATTTCTTCTTCGGGCATCGCTTCGGTAACTTCTTCTTCTTTTACTTCTTCTTCAACCTCTTCTACCTTTTCTTTGATTTCGGAAATGATACCTTCTTCAACGATAACAAGAATTCTTCCGTCTTCTAATTCGTATTCTCCAACGGGAACGGCTATCTTTTGTTCGTCTTCCGTTACAACGAATACTTCTTTACCTGCTTCGAACGAATCCGCTTCGATTTTAGTTACTCCGTCGCCCATAAGCATTTGCTCTAACTTTACTTCGTTAGACAACAACGCTTTTATTTTTTCTAGTAGTGTGCTATTTTTCATTTGTGTTTATTTATTTATTAAAAGTCGCTAGTTAAATCTAAATACTGAAGTTCGTATTTTTCTATTGATTTTCTTAATTCCAATAGGTCGCTTTCTTCGGCAATAGCATTTTTTATATTTGCTGTAACGTTTGCAGGAATTTCAATACCTAAATCTTTAGTTTGCTTTAAGATTATTTCGTAATCTTTTTTAGCTTGTTCGATTTTTTTTCTTGTTGAATCAATTAACGGAAAAGTAGTATTAACTAAAGCGCTTACGGATTTTCTTCCCGTTTGTGCTATATTTCTTCCCGCGCCTTTTATTTCTTCCAAAAGTTTATTTAAGTTATCGATTGAACCTAATTCGACTTCGTGTTTAGCTAACTCAACTTTGCTCGCTTGGATTTCGTCCGCTTTGTTTATTTTGTCTAAAATTGTTTTCATATTATTATAATTAAGGTTTAAAAGTTTTGTTGCATTTTGTTACGGCTTCGGATACCAAAGCGGCGGTGGTGGAACGGGGTTCGGTGGTGTTACATCGCTTCCTATCCCTTGGTTTTGTAGTTCGCCCGTACAACACTTAAGGCGGTATTTTCCGTCTTTACATAAACACGCTCTTTTTCCACTTGTTCGCGCTGCTCGTGGTTTGTTTCCGTTTTCGTTCATCCTTGACCTTTATTTAATTTAACGTAATTCTTACTCGTTTTTAGTTTGCTCGTTTTACTTTTAGCGTGAACGTTAGGACGTTTTACCTTTGGTTTGCGAACGTGAGTAGTTACGCTTGTTTGTTTAGCCATTTATTTCGTGTTTATTTATATTGGCTTATTGTATTCGTCAATAGTTTTTGAAATAACACTAATATAAGCATAAGACTTTTTACCTTCCTTAAATGCGGGTATTGTATTTAAGTCCACTCCAATTTCTTTAGATTGTTTTTCCAACTTTTCTAATTCGCCTTGTAAAACATCGGTAGCAATTTTTGCTTCTTGTTTATACGCGTTCATTTGTTTTCTTAAAGCTAAAATCTTTTTTTCTGCGGGTTCGAATTCATCTTCTAATTTTTCAAACTTTGAAATAATATCTTCCGATTTTACAACATAGTTTATTATATTTTGTATCGTATTTAACTCGATTTCGTGTTTACCTAGATTAGTTTCGTAAATTTCTTCGATTTTCCCTAGTTTGTTTAGGATTGTGTTTAAGTTACTCATTTTATTTTATGTTTAATAATTTTTTAAGTTCGTTTACCACCTCGGTGGCTTCGTCTTCTTCCGCGCTCATTTCGAATTTATCAGCAAAATAACCCTCTATTGAAAAGCCTTTTACTTTGCCTTCTTTAACATCGTTCCAAACTTCTTCGTTATTAACTTTCATCGAAATCATCCAAGTACCTTTAGGTAGGTCGAATCCGTATAGTTTAGATTTGTCTTTTTCTTCGTCTTCGATTATCCAAGATTCAACTACGCTTAAACCCGTTAACTTTTTCTCGTGTTCGTAAGTCGCGTTGTTTTGGTTTGAGCGCATTAAAAACAATTCACTTGCTTTTCTAATCGTGTCCGAACTGAAATAAATATAGTATTCTTCGTTCTTTGCGTTTCGTCGGTAAATTTGTTTGTTAGGAACTAATGCCGCACCCATTAGAATTCTCTTTTCGGTGTCAACTTCTTTAAGTTCGATTTCGTGTTTATTTAGGGCTATAAAGTTTTCTTCAATCGCAGGGGAATGAACTACGCTAACCGCATCTATTCCGCTTTGTTCGTCTTGTTCGTCTATAATCAATTCTATGATTCTCATAACTTATTAATTTAATTATTATTAAAGTGTTGCGTTTTGTATTCTATTCCTATCCAAACTTTGAGCCGTGGTTACTTGTCCACTAACTACGTAGGCTTGCGTAGGTTGTTGTTGAAGTTGCGCTAATTGGTTTAGTCCGTTATTACCTACAACGTTGAATGAAGGCGCTTGTGTACCGCCACCCATACCACCCCCGCCACCTTCAGCGCCACCACCACCACCACCCGAAGCCGAACCACCGCCCTCGAACTTTTGCGAAGCTATTTTAGCAACCCCTACCAATCCCGTAGCAACTGCTAACCCCGCCGCAATACCACCACGAACGGGACTACTCGGGTCGGGAACGGGTGTAAACTGCGATAAATAAGCCGAACGCGCACTTAAGAACGTATCTATTAATGCGCTTGATATACTCGCCGCCTTTTTAATTTGAAACGCTTTCTTTGCTTGTTTTTCTCCTTTTTTACCAAACATTTCGGTAAGGTCGGAAATAATCGATAACCCTTGTTTAGCAAAATCCGCGTTACGTTGAATACTCGCTTCCCTTCGTGCTTTGTCTTCTTCATCGTACTTTTTGTTTATCGCGTCTAGTTCGCGCCCTTTGGCTTCGGCTATGGTCTTTTCTGCGTCCGCGTTACCTTTTGCCATTTGCTCCATTTCCGCGTACTTTTCGTCTAGTAAATAAAGTTCACGTTGTTGCTCGGTTAAACTTTGTTGGTAGTTTTGTTCTTGTAACTGCTCTATTTGCATATCGAAATCTAACCGCCGTTTCTTTTCGTCTTCTTGCATTTTCTTTTGAAAATCCTCGGTACGTTTTTTAACTTCGGCTTGGTGCTTTTCGTCTATTGCTAATAAATCTTTATTCAAAAGGTCTTTAGCGTTTACAAGTATTTGTCGTTCTTGTTCCGTTAGTTTAGATTCAGCGTTTAAGCGTAATTCTTCTACTTGTTTATTGTATTCCTCGCGGCTTATTTTTCCGTCTTGGTATTGCTTATCTAACGCGGCTTGTTCTTCCTGTGTACGTTCCTTTAAGAAGTTGTCGCGGTAATCGTTAAACGCGTCTTGTCGAAGTGCTTTTTCTTTGTCTATTCCGTCTTGCATTAACGCAAGTTTTTGGTTTTCCGCTTCTTCTTCTAACTTGGCTTGGTCGTCGTTTTGTTTTTTTAAGTTGTCTATGTATGTTTTTCGGTTTTGTTCCGCGTTTTGTTTGGCCTTATCCCCCGCTTCTTTAGCCTTATCCGCCATTTCTTTTTGGTGTTCGGCTTCCATTATTTGAATGGAGTGTTTTGTGTCTACGTTGTCTTTGTAGGTTTCGTCCATTATCTTGCGAATGGCTTCCGTTCGTTTTTTCAACTCCTTGTACCTATCGGAATCCTTGTCTTCGGTTTCTAGTAGTAAATCCATTTCGGCTTTTATTGCCTTCATTTTTGACTTTTGAACTTCTAAGTAAACGCGACCACTTGCAAGATGTGATTTCGCCTTGGATAGTTCCATTTCGTAAGTGGCCTTACCCGAAGCCTTTGCTAAATCTATTTCTCTTTGTGCTTTTAAGTCGTTTTGGGTTTGTTCTTTTTTAATTGCTTTTGCTCGTTTATCCGCGCTTTTAATAACCGCTTCCGTGTGCGCTTCAGCGTTCTTTTTTAATTTAGCTGTCTTAACATCGTCAACCACCCCCATTGCTTCGAGCGCTTTGGTTATTCCGTAAATAATTCCAACAACAGGAAACAAAACGGAAATTAAAATCTTTGCTCCCGTTCCTAGTTTTTCGAACTTTTCACGCGCCCACATTACCGCGGCGGCTACTTTGTCAAAATTGGCAATTAATAAACCAACCGCAACAACGATTGCACCGATACCCGTGGAAATCAAAGCAACCCTAAATAATTTCATCGCGTTACTCGCTACCCCCGTTGAAGCGGCTACTCCCGTTTGAGCCGTGGCTAACCCCGTTGAAGCAACCCCCTGCGCTACCGTAGTGGCTACGTTTGTTTTATCTACGGCTGCACCCGCTGCCGTTACCGCGTTCTTTTTGAATAATCCCGCTACTACGTCTTTAATTACCGTACCAAATTGCTTAAAGGAATCCCGCGCCTCTAATACCCCTTGTAAACCTTGCGAAAAAGCCATAGCGCTTTGAACGCGAACCATTGCTTCTTGAACCGCTTCGCCTTCTACTCCGATTAAACCTAACCCACCTTCAACGGCTTGGAATCCGTCTAACACACCGCCAAAAGATTTGGTCATAGCGTTAAATTTCGCGTCGGGGTTAAATGAGTTTACCATATCGTTCGTGAATCCGATTTGGTCTTTAAGTTCTGCGGCTGCCTTAGCGGCTTTTACGGCTTCGGCGCTTGTTTCTCCGTAGGCGGCGCTTACCCTTTGTAATTCTACAACGGCTTCTTTATATTGCGCCTTAAGGCTTTTTACGTTGTCTTTAACCTCTAATTCAATCGTTCGTTTTTCCGCCATTTCTATTTAGTTTTTTTATATATAACTCGCGAAGCATTTGTTTGTACGCGGGTTTAATTTTGTCGTTTAGTTTATATTTTCCTTTTGCGATTTCTATGTATTCGTGTTCGCCTACGAATTCCGCTATTTGTAAAAGTTGGACTATTTGATTAATATAACTCATTGCCTTATAATTACTATTTCTTGCGTTTGTGTAGTTCCGTTTTGGTAAGTGTATTCAGCGGTTACGCTTATAACATCGTTTCTTCCTTCCGTTTCTAATTCTTGTCCCGCCTCGGTTGTTCTTAATAAATTATTTTGTGTTGCTCGGTTTATATTACCAATTACAGGCGGTAAACTTATTCTAATCGTTTGACTAGAACTTATCGAACTTGGTGTAATTACTACTCCCGTAGTTCCCGAAGAAAAATTACCCATTAACCCAAAATTAGGAAGTGTAATAGGTACGGTAACGTCTTCTTGACTTGGACTAGTTTGTATAACCCGAATAGGAAACACGGGCATAAAATCGTTCAATAGTTGGAACGTAGTTTCTCCCGTTACTAGATTCGTTTTCATTTCGTTAATTAAATAACGCTTGTCCCGAATTATTAATCTATCGTTTAACTGCAATCCCGTTAAAATTGAAACGGGTAAATTCGCCTTAATAGTTGTTAGCCTATTTTTAGGATTAAATAAGTTAGTCAAGTACGGAAAATAATAAGTAGCGAAGATGCTTTGTTGAATCGGAGTTAACCAATACGAAGAAGTTTCGGGCGCAAAGTTTGTACTATACTTTATTCCGTTGTCGGTTAAGTCTTGTCCAAACATCGTATAGTCGTTAGTTTGGAATAAACTAATTCCGTTGGTAAAGTGGATATGGTCAACTAAATTAACACCGCCATACTTGTAAAGTAAACACGGCTTAGGAATGTAAGGAGAAAACGAACTATCTAACGAATAGCCAACTTGTAAACCCGTTGGAGTTCCACTATGTACGAATTGATTAAATAAAAGATTTTCAAAAGGAACTTTAATAGTGAACTCCCCGCCATCGTAAGGGTATTGGTATTCCGTGTTTCCGTATTCTTTTAACCCCTGCTCAAAGAATGCTTTATTCATTAACGAGTTCGATTGCTCAAACGCAAAGCCTATCTTTTTGTAAAGTTTAACGCGGTCTACTCCTATTTCAGTTTTGTCTGTGAATTCAGTAATATCTATAATTGCACCCGCTGAATACCAATCGTCTAAAGGTACAATTTCGTAAGTGTTTACACCCGTACCGAAACACGTTAAATTAAATTGCTTTAATATACCCGAAATAAAATCGTTTATTTTCATTTGTGGCGCAAGTTGCGCTAAATCGGTAAAAGCCGAAAGGTTTAATGTTATGTTTGAATAGCGAATGTACTCCGTTGTAGGAATCGGATTCACGGAAGTTATGTAGGTAACTTCGTATTGTATTTCGGAATCAAACGTTAACGGAAAATTAGAACGAATGTAAAATTCCCAAACATCGTTTAATCCTTGAACATTTGGCACGTTTGCAAGTCCATAAATAGCCGTTCCCGTTCCTTGAGTTGTAGAAAATAATGCGCCGTTTCTATAGGTGTCTATCCAATAAGTTGTTGTAGGCGAACTTACCGAAGTAACGTCTAACGTTATTACGTGATTCATCCACGTAGCTCCGTTAAAAAATGGAGTTGTAATTTGGTTTAACGAAGGGTCAACGTATAAATTAAGCGGGTACGTAGGAATAAACGAACTTATTATAGTATCTAAGTCAAGTTGTTTAGGTTGTCCACTAAATTCGAAATCGTTTTTATTTTTATACCATAAATACGCTTGTGTAAATTTCGGGTCGGTTAAAAACGCACCTGTAAAACTTACTCCGTATTGTAAACCGATAATATCAAAAATTGATTTTACCCTAACTGCGGGAAATAACTCACGGTAATCTATTGCTCCCGCGTTCGTATGTATATCGTTAGACGTTGAACCCATAAACGGAACTAACCAATTCGGAACGTTGCTTTGCGGTTGAGTGCTTAAATACTCCCATATACGATTAGAAGTAATTAGCGGGTAACATACATCCCAATCCGTTCCGTAATTAATTATACGTTGAAATACCTCGTTAAAGGTGTAATCGTGGTTTATGGTTGTATAATCTAGGTCGCTTAATAGGTCTTCGCCTACTAAATCTTTAAGCGTAGTTACATCTCCGTAAAAAGTTATCGTGTAGGAGTTAGGTTGTCCGTTTTTTAGTTGGCTCTTTTCCATTTGGATTTTACCCCTACGGAAAAAGGTCATATCTATTTCTATGTACCCGTCTAAGCGTTCTTGATAATTAATCGAACTATTTAACGCATTCTCGTAAAAGTATTCCCATATCGCGTTATTGTTCGCGCTCGTGGGTATCGTAAACGACTGCGAAAAGTCCGTAAACGTTTTGGAAATGTCTTGTATGTTTTGAATCGTAGAATTTACTTCGATTGTTTCATCGTTGAATAAATCTAATTGCCGTCCTTCTACAAATATGCGTACTTGTCTTTTCATTAGATAACGTTGTTTATTAGGTCGTTACTTTGTTCGAATTCTAGTACGTAATTAATCGTCTTATTGTTTATGTTCTTTTGCTTTTCGAATTCTTTTGTTTTCATCTTAACGGGTTGATTGTTAAGTAAGATTCGTTCGCTTAAAAGTAGTTGCTGAATGTTTGAGTTAAAGGATTCGTCTACCCACCCCGTGTTAACTCGGTAACTAATTATTCCGTTCGTGTTAAACGTTTGTCGTTGGTTTAAGTTTGTGTCCCACGAACCAAATAAGCCCATTGTTTGCATTAAGTTAAATTCGGTTGCGGTGGTAGTTAAACTTTCAAAAGAAGCCTTAAACATAAATTCACGTTGCCAAGCTCCGTACATATTTATAAAATCTATTGTAATTACATCGTACCTACATTCTTCTACGGGGTAAAACGTTGCTTCCCAACTTAATACGGACGTAGGTGTAAAAATTTCTACTTTGTTGCCTGTAAGATAATACGCGGGTCTTACCCTATAAAGGTTATACATATTATTCGCGCTAATCGTGTACGAATGCGTTAACCCCGTTTGTAATTGCGTATATTTCACGCTCCAACCCGTTTCTAACCACGCGGTAAATGTACCCGCTCGTTCTAATTGGTTAACTGCGGGGGAATTGTTTGCGTCGCTCCAAAAATAGTAATCTTTTTCGTCTAAGTGTACGGGCATTTGTGCAATATGCAAAGGGTTGTAACCTTGCGAATAATACCCGAACCCGTCGTAAGCGTAATAAGTAAAAGTGTCTAACAAAACGTAAGTACTTAAAGATAACTTGTAACGCTTTACGTCAACTTTAATATAGTTGTCTACGCTCCATATACCCGAATCCGAATTATAGTTTTGAGATACGGCATCGTGTTTAATTTGCTCCATAACGTACGGAGAAATGTTATACAACGTTTGCGTGTTGTTACTCGCAGGGATTAATTTTTCTAACGTATAGTCGGGAGAAGTTGGCGGGGTTGTCCCGTTTTGGTAAATGTATAATTCCACTTTACTTCCGCTTTGCCCTACTTCGTTTACTTCAATTATATACGGGCTTCTTGCAAATATCCTATTTATAGCCATTGTTCTTAAAATTTTCTTTCATTATTGTATCGAATGTTTCTTGAGCCTCTAACCCGTACGCTTCTATTAATTCGTTAGGTAGGTTCTTAAATGCGTTGTTAAATGGTCTAGTAAAAAACAAAGAAGGCTTTATTCCCTTTTGCCAAATGGAACGCGTGATTATAAACGCAGTTGCATCCGTACTTAAAAACCTTCCACCTTTATCCCTAAATTGAATTCGTCTTAATTTAACCCACTTTTTTATACCTTGAGTTAAACCGCCTTTTTTACCCGTTCCCGAACCGAACTTGAACCCGCTTAAACTTTTACCGCTGCTTACCCCTTTAACTCCTTGGTCTTGATAAAACCCGTAGTCATCCATTTGAAAAAAGAAACGAATCGAATTCGGCATTACCTTAATTTCTGCTCCTAAACTTTTACTTAAGTTTCCTGTGGTGTTTTTTTTGCGTAGGTTTGCTTTACTACGTCTTATTACGTAGTCCCTAAATTCTTGGAGTGCTTTAAGTTGTAGTTCCTTGTCCATTAACAACGTGTCATATCGTTAGGGAAATCAACGTCAAATGTCATAGCCCAACCCGCTAAATAATTTTCAAAGCGTTCTATAAATGGTTCGCAAGTTGGCGCTCCGTTTAAGTGGTATAGGTTATCCCATATGTTTCCGTGTTTAAGCATTTCGAATGCGCGGTTTAATATCGCAAGTTGCGTATTAAGTACGTCTATTTCGTTATCCGCAGTTTCAAACGTGTCGGGTGCTTCTTCTTTTCGTTGGCTTACGTTATCCATAGCCATTAAAGTTACGTTAGCGCTTATTACGTTGTCATTAAAGGTAACTTGGTTTACCATTACGTGAACCAACGGGAAAATAGTTTGCTTACCTAAGTCAACGTTAAAAATGGAACCTTGCGAAACGGTGTTAACTAACGGGTCTGCGTTAAAGTGTGTTCTAAGTTCGTTTAGTAAAGAATAGTATCCGTTCATTTGTAACTTTTTTTAATTTCAATTAGTTCGATTTCGTTTTTTTCTTGTTCGAATGTAAGATAGGTAAGACACTTATATAATCCGTATTTAACAACCTCGTCATATTTTGTAAGGTCGCCTTTAGCGAGTCCATAGATTGAGCTATACCACCCCCACTTTTTTCCGAATTGAGTTCGTGCGCTAAAGTCGCTTGTTCGTTCGCGCTCATCGTCTTCAACTCCCTCTCTAAATAATTTAGGGTAGCGCTTAACAACTCGCTTCCTAAAGTCCAAAAAAAAACCGAAGCAGAAATAGCTACGTCCATAGGTGCGTACTTCATTAGTTCCGCGTATTCTCCCGCTCCCGTGTATTCGATTATTTCGTATTTATCTTTGTTCCGTATTTTAATAGGTCGGTACATTACCGCCATAGCCTTGTGGAAATCGTCCCACTTTGCTAAGTAGTTATCTAAGTCGACGTATTCGCCAAAACTTATGTTTTCTAGGTCGGTAATAAACCCGAATTCAACGTCTTTAATCTTAAAGGTAGGTTTGAACTTTGGTTTTTCTGCGAATATATTCTTAAAGTGTATGATTAGTTCGTTAACGCTTGTTAGTTTCATTTTAACAACTTCCTTTAACTGAATACCGCAAAAGATTTCTATCATTTTCTGCGCTATAAATTCTTCGTCGTTGGAACTTTGCTGCAACTTTAGGAACTTTTGGTAGTTCACTAAAGGTATTTCGTTAATTGAACTTGGAACGTCTATTTCTAACTTCATATACTTATAATTATTTATTCGTGTTTTTGTAATTCACAACGTGTTCGTGTGCCTTAATTAGCATATCGAAGTGAGCCGTAAACCGCGCCATATTATTAAATACAATCGTAACTCGTTTGCCTGTACGCTCGTGTATGTATTGCTCTACTCGAGTAATCATTACTTGCATATCGTTCGTTTTATCGTATTGCATAACTTCCGTAGTTTGAACCTATTCCGAGCGTTTCCATTTCGTGGTATCTAAACGCGTCTATTGCGTGGTTATTAAAATCTATTGGTTTGTTTAGTCGGTTGCCCTGCTTGTCCGTGTCCCAAACGTATGCGCGTAATTCTTTGATTAAATTACCGCTATTTGAAGTAACTAAGTATTCGTTACGCTGCATTACGTCTATTCCGTAGTTAATTGAATCCTTACCTTTAGTTACTCCTTTAATCGTTACCCCAAAGCGTTTTATTTCGTCTATACTTTTTGGTTCGGAACTATCCGCGTATACGGGTACGTGTTTTGGTAGGAGTTTCGCTATATCGCTATTAAGTAAACCCGTTTGGTATGCTAACTCGTTAACTATTCTTTGCCCGTTGTAGTTGTATATTTCTATTATAGCGGTCGGGTCGTTTGTATAACCGAAGTCTAATCCTATCCCTAACAACTTCGCTTCTTTTGGTATCGTGTCTATTGTTTTCCAATTTGAGAACACAACCCCTTCTAACATTCCAAGTTGACCTTCCCCGTAAACCTTCCACCAATTCGCCCAATAACTAGACGTCTTCGCTTTGTCTCGGTTCTTTTCTATTTGCTCAACTATTGAATTATCTAAGGCTTCGTTATCCTTGTATGTTAGAATTAAGAAGTCCGAATCGGGTTCGTCTTTTAGTTCTGTATGTACCCAAAATTCGTTAGACGGGTTGAAATCTAAATAAACTTCCTTCCGTGTTCGAATAGCTAACTCGTTGTAAGAATCAAAAGTAACGTTATTACATTCGTTGATATAAAGAATATCCCTTCGCGCTCCACGTAGTTTACTAGAGTCATCTGCGGAAAAGAATTCTATAACCGAACCATTGGCGAACTCATAACGGAGTAAAGATTTGTTAAACCTGTCTTCAAAGAATCTGCCCGTCCATTTCATTATCTTTAAGAAATCCTTTAACGCACCCCGTCTTAAATGTGGGATTGTTTCCGCAACTACGCTTATTTCTATTCCTTCAGTTCGTGCGGCTCGGTCAATTAACACGGGTAGAATTCCAAACGTTTTACCCGCTGAGGTTCCCCCTTGAATAATCTTAATCCGTTTTTTAAGATTCAGTATCTTCTTGATTGCCGTCGTTTTCCGAAACATCGGTAAATAGTGGTTGCTCTACGTTGGTAATTTCTTTTTTCTCTACTAAGTTGTTTAGTCGCGCCGTAATACTAGAATTATATATCCCCGCCATACCACCACCGATTTGGTCGTTTCGTACTTCTTTACGTATGCGCGTAACGATGGTTGAAAATCTTTTATATCTATTATTTGAATTCGCAAAATAATTAGATAGGTCTTGAATTATTCCTAAATCTGCGCAATAGCATTCGAAGCCCTCTATGGTTAAAGGTCGTTCTAGTTCGCTATATTCGCTTCTTCCTTCCTTACCTACGAAAGTGTGCTTTAAGATAGGGTTGTTCTTTACTTGACTTTTATAGTCGGTAAATAGTTCCCAAAGGTGTTCGGGACTATGTATTTTATTCGGTCTTCCCATTTTCTTGTTCGTCTTTATATACTGCGTAAAGTTGATTTAGTTTGTTTACTACTTCCCGTAGACAACTACCACACGAAGTAGGTTGCATTCTTTGTTTTAATACTCGGTTGTAAATCTTTAATAATTCCCTTTGCTCACTTGGTGCAACTGAATTTCTACCCTTCTTAAAGAATTCGTCTAGGTAGGTGTATTCGTCTTCCGTTAGGCATTCGGGTTTGGTGTATCTCCAAAGGTCGTTAAGTTTTTGTTTGCGTTCTTCGCAGCCGCAGTCTTCGCCCATTACCCACTTTGCTACTTTTGCGATTCCTGTAGTTTCTAAAATGTTTTCTACCGTGTCGCCTAATCCTTCGGCTTGTTTTTTCTTTGGTCGTCCCATAGTTATTTTATTTAATTAATTCGTAATCCTCATTTTTGTAGTCTTCGTAGTCTTCCTTAAATTTCGTTCTTACTTTGCTTTTGCAGTTCTTTAACGTGTTGAAAATTGAACTAGAACTTATTGTAGTTTCTTTTGCTATATCCCTTATTGATAAATCCGTGTCTTTGTAGATTGTGAATAGTTGCTTGTCGTACCAATGCCAACTATCAACCTCTTCGTGTATCTTACTGAGTAATCGCGTATAGGCTTCTTCTTTAGTTAGGTTGGTTGGTTCGTCTTTTAATACGGCCAACTCGTTTAGGCTTACCATTGCGTTCTTCTTTTCGCTTTTAATATGTAATAAGTAAAGATTGCGTAAAACAAAATACATAAAACCTTTATTAATTTGCCCATCCTGTATAATGTTTTCGGGTTTACAATACTTGTGTAATCTAAGGTAAGATTCCTGTACAATGTCTTCCGCGAAGAAATCCTCGCCAAAACTTTGAACGAGTTTAACCCATTCTTTGTGGTCTTTTGCAACTATTTTAAGCCATTCCATTTGCTTAGTTTGTCGTCAAATATAATAATTAAATTCTAAACATAACAATCCATAAAAAACCCCACTTTTTACGGCGGGGTATTTCTTTACTTAAAACCTTTTTGAGTTCGGTACACGTACTCATCTAACGTTCTTAAAGTTTTAATGCTTACAAGCGCTCCACTTAAAAAGCGGTCTATTGTATACTGATGCATCTTTAAGCCTTTGGACTTTATTTCCTTTACTACTTGGTTTCGTGTTTTCGTAAGGAGAATTTCTTTTAACTCCTTGCGTAGGCTGTTATCGTCTATAAACATATTAAAATAATTTTGTTTGTGCTTTGTGGTTATTAATTCGTTCCATAGCCTTGTTAAAGTATTCCTCGTCAAGTTCGCACGCTGTTAGGTCAAAGCCATAATCGTGGCAGGCTATTGCTATTGAGCCACTTCCCAAGTGCGTATCAAGTATTTTATCGCCTTCTTTCGCGTATTTGTCTAAGAGCCATTTATAAAGTGCTACGGGTTTTTGTGTGGGGTGTATTCGTGTTTCTTTATTTTTCATATCTTCTTGGTATGCACCGTGCCATAAAATTGAAACATAATCTATACCATAACCAAAAGACTTAAATGCAATTTCACCATTCGAAGAAGTATAATTAGTTTGATTTTTGTGCCAAAATAAACAACCACCTTTTAATCCAAAATAATTAGCACCCCAAATAATTTGATTTCTACTAACTCTAAACAGTTGCTCAAAGTATTCTTTATTGGGTGTTTCGTTATCCCAATTCTTTTTTATATAGTTTTTCCTTTTACTTCCTGCTTCTTTAGTTTTTATGTTAAATCTATTATCATTACTAGCACCAATCCCATACGGCGGGTCAACTATTGCCAAGTCAAAATACTTGTCAGGATAGCGAGCCATTAAAAGCATATTATCCTCATTCGTTATTGTTAGCATAACTAAAAGGGTAAATCGTCTTTTTCAATTATTTGCGTGTGGACTTGTTTCGGGGATTCGTTCACGTATGGCTCGGAAAATGAACACGAAAAATACTTCGTGCCTTTACTAGATTCCTTAAACCATAAGGCTATCTCCATTTCTTTTCCGTTTACGTTTACTTTTCCTCGGTAGTCGGGTTGCTTTTCATTCGTCTTTTTGTCGTTCTTAAAAATTGCACCTGTGTTTACTTTTGTTTCCATATTACTTAATTAAATTTATTACTATTATTACTCCCGTTACATATCCAAAGGCCAACGAGAAGGCCATTTTAATTCGTTCGCTCCAAAGTTTTGATTCTACCATATAACCTGCAAAAGGTAAGCCTAGGAACGGCGCTATAAACGCAAAGAATAACATTCCTAACGTGTTCGCTTCCGAAACGTACCTAATGTAAAAGGTAGAACATATTTCGATAATTAAAGCGCTTAAAAAGATTATTCCATATTTCATTTGTTTAGGTTTATTTCGTGGTCATTTAAGCTATCGTTTAGAAAATCACGCATTCGTTCAACTATTAACATTTCGTCTTTGTTTAGTTCTTCGTACTTGTATAACTTACGGAGTTCCTGTTGCATTTCCCAAAGAACGTTTAACATTGCAGTACCTTTGTTAGCGCAATAGTATTCTACTTCGTCTTCGGGTAAGTTAAATTCTAGTATTGCCTTCATAAGGGATAAATTTATAGGTTTTTGTTTCTTTTAAGGGATATTATTTTATTTCCTTCTTTAGTTTTTCAATATATAAAGTAGCGTCCATTAGTTCCTCTTGTAAGTGGTTTAACCACCCTAATAAATCAACGTCTTTTCTATCTAGGTTCGTTCCGTATTTTCGTATGCCGCGTTTACTGCGTTCGTGGTATTTTGTCATTACTGCCATTAATACCGTGTCTTCGTGTTTTATTTCGTTTTCGTGTGTTATATTCATATCGTTTTCATTAATAGGTTATAGTATTCACGGCATAGCTCCACGCGTTCTTTAATCTGCTCAATTACGGATTCATCGCGTTGAACAAACCAATACTTTACCCTTCGGTTGTTTGGTATATGGCTAAATTTGTGTTTAGATTCTATTTCGTTTCTTACTTCCGTGTTTTCTTCGATTAGGTGTAACTTCCAATGCGCTCGTCTTACTTCGTCTTCAACCATTTCTAACGGGGTGTCTATTAAGCAATACGCTAACACGGATTCCGTTTTACCCGTTAGCCACATATACCCTTGCAGTTGGTAAAAGTAATCTTTGTTAGGTAACTCCGTTTCGAAGAATGGAAACGTTGAAGCGTCCCAACTACTTTTAACGTCTATTAATACTTCGTCCGTGTTTACGTCGGGCGTTCCTGTAACCCAATCATTACTGAAGTGTTCGTCGTTTTTATAGATAAACTTGTAATTTAGTACCTCGTTAACCAACGCTATCGAAAGGTCTTCTACTTCGTTACCTTTGTCCGTGTAACGTGAACTAAATTCCTTACGTATTCCATACTTTTCTAATAAGACAAGGTCTTGTACGTACGTTTTTGCGGTTTGGCTTAGGACTTCCCCCGACTTGCGGGGGTTAGTCATTATCTTACCAATTTGAGAACATCGGACTTTCATACGTTTTCAAGTAATTTGATTTGAGAATCGGTTAAACTAAAGTTAGCTAATAGTTCTTCTTTAGTGTACTTACCCTCAGCGATTGCTTCTAATGCTTTGCCTAAACGCTTTTGGTCGATATTAGGTTTCTTTGGTTCGTGTTTTACTTGTTCGCCACTTGCGTCCGTGTCTTTGTCCGTAACTAATCCGAGCGCTGAAGACAACGCATAACGTCTAAAGTAAGTAACCCCGCTCCCAAAACTTTGGTAATCGTTCATACCTTTTAATTCGACTTGCGGAATGGCTACCTTTGATTCTAACGTTTCGCCACTTTCAAAGTGAAAAATAACCGTAGCAATATAGTCGATTCCTTCTTTAGTATCGAGTAATTGCGTAAAGCCTAATCCGTGTTTTTTTAGAAGCGGGTTAACTACTTCAAAAATCTTCGGTAAATCTGCGTAAGAATACCCATAGCCTTGTGTCCCCTTGTGAATTACGGGTACTTCTTGTTGGAAGGCTGCCAACGATTTCCATAAATTTTTCATAGCGTATAAATTAAAACGTGCGTTAACCAAGTCGCACCCCTTGTCTTATTATTAAAATCCGTCTGTTCTTTTACTTATTGTCATTGAATTAAATCTCGAAATTAATCTCGAAATTGTTGGTTCGTGTAAACAACCAACTTCTTCTTCCTTAAACCAATAATCCCCCTTTAGAGATAAAATATAAATATCGTCGTAATTATCAAATACCCCATATTGATATTCGCAATGTATACTCGATACATAAGGATTATTAATTAAATCTTTTTTGGTTCTGCATTTTTTCATAGCGTTTTCGTTTTTAATTATACACAAATATAAACATATTATTTCAATCTGCAAACTTTTTTGAATTTTTTTTTAGATTTTTTTTTCATTCAAATTAGTTGACCTATCAAAATAGGCCATTAACTCAATATCGTTAACGGAATGTTCGCGGGGTTTTCTACCACCTATTCTTATTTGTCCTTTAAGTTTTTCAAGTTTGCCGTATATAATTCCATCGTAACACTTCCAAATAATTACGGGGTTCGTCTTTTTGTCCATTAGCTTAACTAACTTCCTAACGGCTATTGGTAACGGGTAGGCTTCCTGTATTGTTTTGTTTCTTCCTTTTACTTCTGCGTAACCTATTATTCGTTCGTCTTTGATTAGTTCAAAATCTATATCGTTTTCGTCTAACTTCCTGCAACTTAATTCGTACTCATCGCAAAAAATTGCTATTGCCTCGTATTCGTTTTGCAGGTCTTTAAGTGTTTCAAACCTCATTTATTTTTTGTTTATAGCGTTTAATAATTTCGTTTAGTTCGTCTTTTGTCCACTTCTTAACATCGTGAGCGCGGGAATGTAATTCTATTAACCTATCCGCTCCTATTCGTTGTTGGATTCCTATTTGGTAGTTTAATAAGTTTCCGTGTTTATATTGGTTGCACGTTACGCATTGCGCGTGAACGTTGTCTTCGTCAAAGGTTACTGCCTTGTGTCCACCCATACTAAAATAATGTCCTGCGTCATATTTTGCCCCTAACGGCTTTTCGCAACTTACGCAAGGTTTATCCTTGTCGCGTAGTCGAATGTACTTGTTAAACGTTATTTGAGCCAATTTAAGTAACTCGGGTAGCGTTTGGAGTTCGTCTTTTAGTTGTTTTTTCTTTTTCTTCCATTGCTTTTCCTTTTCAGTTTCTACCCAAACACGAACGCAATCGGATTCTAGGCAATACTTTTGATTAAACCTAACGGGAATAAATACGCTTTTACAATTTTTGCAGCGCATATTAAAATCTTATTGCGTTTAGTTCGGCTTTAAGCCTATTATTTTCCTCTCGTAAATCCAAGTTTATTAAATCGGTTCGGTATCCGTTTTGTCGCATCGCTCTAAATTCTTGTTCAAACTGATTCCAAGATAACTTAACTTCTTGAATATGCGATAACGTTTCCTCCATTGAATTAATTAAGTCCGTTCGGGTTGGGTGCTTCGTCTTTATTTCGTCTAAACTAGATTGTATTTTAGCGTAGGTAAACCCTAATAAAACTTGGCTTCGTAATATTGTATAATCGTCCATTAAAATAGTTTTTGTTGTGAAATATGGTTTTTAATTCTTTGTATCGTCTTTTCGTAATACTCGGAATCTAGTTCGCAGGCTGTTAAATCAAAGCCGTAATCGTGGCACGCTATAGCTATTGAGCCACTGCCTAAGTGGGTGTCGAGTATTTTATCTCCTTCTTTAGCAAATTTATCTAATAACCATTTATATAATTTTATCGGCTTTGATGTTGGATGAAAGTGAGTTGAAGATTGGTGAGGCATAATTCTATTAGATATTGTTACTTTTTGCATTGGATAATTAAAAGAAGTCCACGCTAATTCTCCTGCACTAAAATTAAAAGTATTTTCATATAGTTTATCCCAAAAAATCCAACATCTGCTTCCATTTAAATAGTCGTAATAATTAGCTCCCCAAATAATTTGATTTTTTGAAACTCTAAACAATTCATCAAAGTATTCTTTTTTAGGAGAAACATCCCAATCTTTATTTTCTTTTTTTGCTATTCTTTTATTTTTTCTTTTTGAAGGAGTAGCTGTTATATTCATAATTTGCACTCCTGTACCATAAGGCGGGTCAACTATTGCCAAGTCAAAGTAGTTGTCGGGGTAACGTGCCATTAGTAGCATATTATCCTCGTTTGTTATTCTTATTTTATTTGTTAGTTCCATTTCTCATTTCTTTTAACGGGTTGATTCCGTAAACTTCAAAACCTAACCCCGAGTTAAAATTACATAAAATTTGGTCGTTTATTCCCGTATGCTTCCCGCCCGTTTCCATATCTTTTACTTTTTCAACTCCTATCATTGTGTTATATTTCATCGTTTCGTGTTTAATTAGCCTGTGAATAACAAACATATCATCGCATCTATTTAGAAAAGCCTTCCCGCCTTCTATGTGGTCTTTAAGTGGTGGTTTCAAGTGTCCCTTAAAATCGCCGTCCGTGTATAAATTTGCGCTTCTTCCACTTTCAGTATTTGGGTGCGTGTTTATGTAAATAGTCATACCCGTTTTGTTTACGAATTCCCGCGCCTTATTCATAAACGTGTAATTTCCTTCGTAAGTCATTTCGCGGTCTAATCCTGTGAACGGGTCTATTAAACCGACATCGCATTTGGACTTAGAAAAGATTTCCAAAAGTTCCAACGGCTTGTAAAGTTTGCTATTATCCACGAAGTAGAAAAATTGTTCTAGGTAAGCGGAATAGGAATGTATTTGGTTTGTCGTTAGATTCTTGAATGGTTCGCCACTATACATTTGTATTAAATCCCGCAGTATTTGTCCCTTTTGATTTTCTCCCGACCATATGCAGAATTTAAGTCCGTGTTTTAATGCAAGAACAAGGAAGTACCAAAATACCCAATAAGTTTTACCTACGTTGTCGTGTCCTAAAATTATGTTTAGTTGCTTAGGTTTGAAGCGTAAATAATCGTCTAATACGCAATCAATTTTTAAGCCTTGTTGAATCTTACCTTCTTTGTAGTCGAGTAGGTATTGTAAGCTATCTCCTTGTTTAGTCAGCATTTTTGTAATCTTTAGTGTCCTTCCAATTTAACTTAGCTAATATGTTTGCGGTTTGTTGCAGGTCGTCCGATAGTTCGTTAGGGTTAATTTTGCGAATATAAGGTAACGTGTTTAAAATAGTTGATTTCCAATTTAGAATTTTTTTGTTCTTACCTTTTACGTTAGTACACCAATCGTTTACCTTCCAACTTTCATACTTTAATCGTAGTTCGTTTTTATCTGCGGTTGGTTCTTTACTAATTGCATAAGCTATAAACTCTTCGCAAGAAGGTATAACATTTACATTATCATTTACATTATCATTTACATTATCATTTACATTAGCTTCGCTTTTGCTTATTTCTTGCTTCGGTTTTGCTTCGCTTTTGCTTTCGGTGTGCTTTGTTTTAGGTTTGCTTCCGTTTACGAATTTCTTGTAGTTTGCTTCTAATTGGGGTGCAATCAACGTAAAGATAGTTTTACTAATTCCTTCTAACTGAATGGTTTTCCCGTTTAATCCTAACTCATAAACTGCGCTCCATACTTCGGCTTGGTTTTCTTTTGGAAGTTCCTTAATTGCTTCGTAGAAACTTCGGTAAATAATCATTGAATCTCTTTTCATAGGTACATAAAAAAACCCCATTAGGTTTCGCGGTGCAGCACTACTCCCCAATGAGGTTAAATAAGTTTTGTAAATTCGGTCTGCACACCGCTCACAAATATAACTAATTAATTCAATATTTGTTCATTTTCGTAAAATTTTATTTGATATTCCCCGCGTCTTATTCGTTCTTGAATGTGTTCAAGGTCTTTTAAGCCTCCTGCGTTTTTAACGTCTAGGTATAAATCATTCATCGTTCTGTTAACCTTAAAGTTATTCATTGCTGCGCGAAGGTGTTCCGTATCGTTGTAAAAGTGCCTATCGTTTATAGATTCCCAAAGGTTCGCATTGTTAAAAGCGTGAATGCAGGTAGCGTGGTTAAGCCCTAACATTTCGCCGATTTCTATATACGAGAATCCGTACCCGCG